TTCTACATTTTTAAGTGGGTTTACTATATTTTCTGCAATAAATTCGTAATCACTTTTTGTTAAATTATTAACATTTATATTTCCACGTTTTTCTAAAGACTCAATAGCAAATCTTGCTTTTGCTTCTGCCGTAGCCACATCTTCAGGTAATATCTGTTTCATAATACCTTTTTGTTTTTGTATTGTTTTTTTTAAAATTGCATTTTTTAAAAAATTAAGTGGGTTCATTAATAATAATTCCTTTTTCTAGGCACTGATTTTTCTTCTACATAATCTTCGGGGTGAGAGATGAATCCTCCCTGCCTGAATCGCATCACAGCCATAGTCATAGAATCGACTAAGTCGTCATGATCACCGTGCGGGAATGCTGCACATTCCTCAATAACCTCTTCTGCAAAGTTCTGTTCTGGCGCCCAGATCATACCAGACTCGAAAAGAGGTGCACAGGTATTAACTCTTACATGCTTATCATTTCCTTTGCTCGGTGTAAAGGTAGAAACTGGAATATCCATCTGTCTTAATTCATAGGTCAAAGGTAATCCTGATGCCTTAGCTTCGATAATTACAGTCTCGGGTTGCCAATATTTATATTGATCTAACGCCTGACGACGTAGTTCTGGAAACTCAAATCGTTGTTTTATACAATCTAATAATATTAAATTAGCAGGTGAATCTTCATCTGGATAAAAAACTCCCCATGTGGTTATAGCACTATAGTCCGCTGTTTCTTTTTTCATAAACGCTGTATCGTAAGATTGTATGACGTGATGTAAATCTGGTATCCAATCGTGTTTCCATTTACGCCACCACTCACGTTTTATAATTGCACCTTCTTCAGATGTTGGTTGTTGCATCCATTGTGCATTCCATTTGCCAACGGGTAGTGTTGCTTTTACTTTTTCTAACTCGTCTATGTTCCAATACTCAGGCCACACAGGTTTTTGCTTATCAGGTCCATGGTCCATGATTGCTGGAAACTCGACCACGTGCCACTGATCTGCTTTAGGTTCTTTTTGTTTTGACACCAACATACCTGTTAGATCTTTTGTTGACCAACGCGTCATGACACAAACGATCTTGCCTCCCGGTTGTAAACGTTGCCTCGGTCCTGATGTATACCATTCGTAAGCATTCTCTAATGCAGATGCTGACATTGCATCTTGTTCCGAGTGTGGATCGTCAATGATTAATAGGTCAGCACCCCGTCCTGTGATTGCACCACCGACCCCGGCAGCGAAGTATTCACCGCCTTGTGCTGTTTCCC